ACCATCACGATTGCTTACTACAATAGGTCTAGAATCAAAGTCTGTATAACTGGTCACATCAGTTTCAAGTTTAACATAACCTACAAATGAAACAACATTAAATGGGTTTATGTTAACTGAAGTTGATGCAACATTTTGAGCACTATAAACTTGTGTTGTAAATGGTAATGTAAGAACATTACCTGTATTTTTCAAAGACCCACCACCGGTTTCAATAGCTGTATTTGTACCATTCGCTTTAAATCTTGGGTGTAATATCTGATTATCGTAATCAATAGAACACTTATAATCATCATTTAGAACATCACCTATACTATGCCCTTTAAAGTCATCAACTAGGAATCCATTGTTTATAAGTTCTATGTTACTATTACTAAAGAATGTAGAACCAGCTACCTCTGACTCTAATAAATTTAGAGCGGTGTAATATTCTACTCTTGATAAACGATCATCAATACCACCAATATCTTTCATTGTATATCTTTTATTTTTTACAATGTCTATATCTACATTACTTGTTTGAAAAGTATAAGGTGGGAATGTTAATTTATATAATGTCATAGAATCAGGATCATCTAGTGGTGTAGCTGGATTATTCAAGGCACTATCACCTTCTATAACTCTAAACTGACCATCAAATCCTAAAACAACTTTATCAATTCTGCTTAGATAATAACTTAAATCAACATCAGCTGATCCAACTCTTCTATCAACAATTTGATTTCTTGTAAATGTCATTGCTGAATTACTATAAACATTTGATGACCTATTCTCTGTTCTAAGTGGTCTAAAGTCTATTGAATCTCTTAATTCTATTTTATTACCCTTATTTTCAATATACTGAGGTATCTCTTCATAAGTTGGGTATGAATTTGCATCAAAGTGACCTAGACCAGTATGTGTAAATCTTGCATAAGTTACATTAACCATACCTTTAGGTAAAATATTTGATGTTATTGCACTAGGTTTTATTTTTATGGTAGCATGGTCATAATAACTATCTCTTTGGCCTGTATCAAATGTAAAGTGTTTTAGATAATTAGTATTTGCATTATCACTTGGCATATAAGATGTATTTGGTGAAATGAATATACCAGTAACATTTGTAACATCAGTAACACCTAACGAATGTAATTGGGTGGAACTATTTGAAATTCTAGTAAAAGTAGTAAAAAAACTATTAGCAACTTTTGTTCTTCTACCTGCATCTGTTACATCAAGTGTTGCAAGTATATCTGCCGTTCCATCAAAACTGGAATCATCTATGTCTATTGTTGCTGTAGCTGTTGAACCCTCACTTGGTGTCGGAGTTGAAATTGTTACGCCCGATTCTGCCATATTTACAGCATGATTAGCTTTATGATCTGAAGTTGTTCCTGAACGAATCATAATTGCATAAAGTTCTTTTTTCAAAGCCGCTGTGCCAGCCGCCTTAAATCTCTCTGTGCCATCAGTTGTTGAAATTGAAGCAACGCCATCAGTAAATGAAACAGTCTTAAATATTCTTCTTGTATTATAATCAATTTGATTTACTGAAGCTACAGTAGAGTAAGCTGCTGGAAAAACAGATAAAGTATCATTCGTATCTTGAATAGCAGCTCTTTGGAATGTATAAGTGTTTGCAATTTCCTTACTGTAAGGTTTTCTAGACGACCCATTGTTTGGAGCCGATAATGTAATGTTAGATCCATTAATCGCTGTAACATGAACTCTTCTTTCACCTTCTCCTGTTATTCCAGTAAAAGCAGAAAGATTATGACCAAAGGCCTCATCACCAACTCTAATTTGTGAAGAATCAGCAACAATGATATGATTAGAATTATCATCAGCTATTGTGCCTGATGTTTGTATAGTTGTTATAGAAGATAATTCGACATTTGCATTAGCTTGACCCAGCCCAGCACCAACTATTGATTTTGTCATTGATAGTGGTAAATTATTTGCACCCGATCTTTTAACACCAAATAAATGTAACTTATGAACAGCATCAAAACCATCACCACTTACATATTCTATATTTTTTACATATGCCTCACCGATTTGTGTAAGAGTATTTGTAATAGTATTTGATGAGTGTAATAAAATTCTCTCTGAAGTATTTGAGTTAAATATAGCATTGTTTGACTGGTGTATGTGTAAAAAATTACCATAAGCAGTAGGTATATCATAACCTACAACTGATTCTTGATCTTGCGCCCTTTTAACAGCTAATTTTGTAATATCATTTGTTTTATCTATTTCATAACCTTTTACATATGCTTTACCTTTTGATATGTTTAAAATAAAACTACTTGAATTACCAAGTGGTGTTAATCTAGGTTCTAGACCATCTACAATATAATCACCTGACTCATCAAAGGTTCTTCTTGCAAGTGTTCTACCTAAATCAGCATATTTTGTACCTGAGGTATCTTTTACTAATTGCCCATTTCTAAATCTTACTAACTCAATATACTTGTTTGTTTGTAAACTAGGTAATGAATTATTAGAATCTAAATCTTTCTTAGTTAATGTAAGTGAAATTTTAAGTCTATCACCACCCGGCGCTAGATAATTTGATGAATCTAAAGCAGGATCTAATAATGATGTATCGGAAGTTGATGATATTGTATTTTCTACAACATCAAAACCTACACTTACGTTTGCATTTGACCCATATTTGTCAACTGCTATAATTTGTTTTTGATTTTTTGCAAAAATTCCACTTGTAAAAAATACACCCTCATCAACACCTAATAATTTAGCTGGGCCTTCGGCACTTGCACTTTGAGTTGTGACTGTTGCAAGTAAATTTGCTGGTGCTACGTCAGATGTTGAAAATACTTGTAAATTAGCTGAATTTTGAATTACTGTATTTGCATTTTGCAATTCCATAGTGGAATTTGAAGTTGATCCACTTATAGTTAAATTAGTTGTTCTTAGATATGAAACATATAAGGTATCCGGATCTGTGCCTAAAGCTGGATCTGCATGATGAACAAAGTAAATATTTTTAACATTTGCAAGTTGGACATTAGCTGTATTTGTTGTAATGTACTTGTTTACAAAAGTAGAAACATCAATTGATGAACTTTCAAAAGTAGATTCCAATTTAACAGAACGTGCTGTAGGTTTTTGACTATTTTCAATATTTTCTAGTTTTCTACCAAATTCTGGAACAGAAAATATTTCTGCACCCGTAACTCTAGAACCATCTTTGAATATATGATCACCAAATTTTTTAACTTGATCTTGAAGTATGGTTTGTGATTGTGTTAATTCACGAGCTTGAACTGCCCTACCAGGTTGAAAAAGGATTCTATAAAAGTTTTTATCCTCATCAAAATCGTCATAGTAAGGTGTTACATTAAAATTTGTTGTAGTCATTATCTACCTTTAAAATTGTAATACAAGTCTAACATCTTCTGCCTGACTTTCTGTTCTTGTTGTTGGTGTTGAGTTCTCAACAAATAATAATTCCATACTTTGTGGTTGATATTCTGGGGTTGTTGTTGAAGTCACCGTTCTTGATGCACCTGACGAATCACCCACTAAAAATTCATTTACTTTAAAATCTCCAACCACTTTTGTTAATTCTATTGTATTTAAACTTACAGTTCTTAAAACTTGAGCTGAAGCTGTAAATATTGTATTGCTTGTTCCTTGATACACAAATTCATTATCTGTATAACCTGTTCCTGTACCAACTGTTAATTTAGTAACTTGGCCAACAGCATTATTAGCTGAAACATTGTTAGCTGATGAACTTCTATTATTTGAACCGTATTTATAAGGTTTCCTTATAAGTCCTGTTTGTCTGAATGTAATTCCTGTAGGTATTGTATTACCCTCTGTTGCATCTAATTCACCTATCTTTGTGTGAATCATAACACTATTTGCACCTAAATCTTGACCTAAATTAAATGCGTGGCCAAAATATGGCGGTAATATTGTTCTTGTTGTTGCACCACTACCTGTGCCAAATACTCTTGTATTAGCTCTAGTATAACCTGTGCCAACCGTATCAACCGTAATCTTATCTATCACACCCGTTGAATTTACAGTCGCATTAGCTAAAGCACCTGTGCCATCACCATCAATGAAAATTCTTGTTTTAGGTGAAAAAAGAGTTACATTAGCTGCAAAACTACTTGTTACAGCGGCTTTACTTATTCTAACATTATTATTACCATTATGAACCTCTGTAATAATTGTATCAGCTGCAATGCCATTACCAGTTATAGACATATTAGCAGAAAGTACATTTGAAGCAACTGAAAGACTTGTATGTGTTAGATACCAAGTCTGTAAAGTAAGCATAGTTTCACCTTTTGCAAAAGCACCAAAAGGTACGTTTGTAAGATCACGATATAGAGTGCCACCATTATTTAAAACAATTGTTGTTAATTCACCTTCTTTAACACCAACATTATTTAAATTAAAGTTACCATAAACAGTATTAGCTGACATATCATCAACATCTCTTGTGGCAACTGGCATAAAACTAGAGTCAATAAATTTATTGTTATCTCTAATCGTGTACATATATTTCCATACATAACCATCAGCAGTTGATATTACACCATTACTTGTATTGAAATCACCAGATGGTTCTACTGTTGATGTTGTATCTGATGAACTAAGTCCATTGCTATTATTTGATAAACACTTATAAACACCTCGCTCTGACGTAATCACATACATTGGTTTTCTAGTTAAATCATTAACTGAAGTGTTTGAAACTAAAGTATCTGTTGAAACAGTTGGGTCAAATTGTTGATAAATTTTACCCGTTTCCCAATTAACTCTAGGTATAACCACGTTTAAATCACCACCTGTTACTCTTTTCATTCCAATTATTCTTGATAACGCATCATCTGTGTCAAATTTAGAGTCTGTAATAGTAGTGGTGGCTTGATCGTTTGCACCAATAGCATCACCAACAAAAACATATTGTATTTCAATATCATTCGTATTTGCTGTGAATGTATCAATATAGTTTTCAGCACTTTTAAGTGAGAGTGATCTAGTAGAAAGTTTTGTAGCCATAGATTGTATTTATGTATAAATTATGATAGGTTGGTTGTTCAAGTGAACATAATTGTTAGCTAAAGTCGAGAAAACTTGAGCTGAATTAACTTGTATTGTATTATTTGAATTAACTTTCAAAATAAGAGGATTAAAGTTTTCTTCATCTGTACCCACAGCATTTACATCATCATTTGAAATACCTAATCTAGATTGACCCTCTACAATTATACTGGCTGCCTTAGCAACTACAAGGTTTGTATTTGGTGTGGTATTTGATACAGTAATAACTGTTTGCGTAGATACATTAAATGTGGTAGAATTGATATGTAACGGATTACCAACATTAATAAGTCCTGGAATACTGTTTGATTGGCCTCTAACTGATATAGAAACATCCGAATTAATTTCTGTTTCAATTTTAAATTCAGCAAAATTCTTATAGCCAGCTGGGTGTACAAGACCTTTTACTATTGTTTTATATTTTTCAAATTCTAATGGTATATTTGTAATATACGCAAAGTCTTGATAAAGATTCGCACCTTGTATTTTTCTTTCATCTGCGGAAATTAGACCTTTAGATGAAGTAAATCTACCTGGAACTTTTCTAACTGGTGGTAGAAGTTCAGCAACAGCTGTGGCATTTTTATCACCTGTTGTTGTTAAATCTACGCTTGGTGGCACTTGATATCCTGAACCAAAATCATTTAGTTTAATTGATGTTATAATACCTTTTTGTTGAGTATTAGCACTTGTGCTTATATTTTCACCATCACCTAATATGCCATCCACTCGTACACTAACTGCGGATGATATGGGGGTTCCATCTGCTTCTGTTGCTGATTTAATAACCGTAACAGTTGGTAAATGAGTTGCACGATAACCTGTTCCACCTTTTGGCCCAGCCTGATTAATTTTAAGTGGTGCGCCTCTTAAATGAAAAGTATTTGCTGTATTTGCAAAAAAAGTATTTGAAGTATCACCATAAAAACTAGATATACCTCCAATAGCTATTAATCCGAAATCAATTTCTGCTGGAAATGGTGTATCAACTTTAAGAAAGCCAGCAGTTTTTTGTTGTGCTGAACCAATGGCTGTATTAACTTCAACAACTTGTCTTTCATGTCCTAAAAATGTTATTCTGTCACCAACTTTTACTGGGTGTGGAGCTGAAGTGAAATCCATACCATTCAAGAATGAACCTCTTGTCATGTAAAGAGCATTAAGACCATCTGGACTATTAGCTGTATTTGCATTAAGAGTATAACAATTTGGTACTGCAAATTGTCCATTAAATCCCACATTAGCGGTACCACCTGTTCTTACAGGTCCTTCGTTTACATAATATGGATCTTCTAAACATATATTAAGAATTTGACCAGCACCAGTTTCACAAACTCTTGCAGTTGCACCACCACCAAAAGCAACATCACTAAATTCTACCATATCTCTAACAGAATGTCCGCTACCAGGGTTTAATATTTCTAAAGAACCTATGCTTCTTAATGATGTTACATCAGCAGGAACCATTTTTGCAGGACCTTCAGGCATATTTGCTGAAGTAGATGTAAAAGCTCCAATAGGATCTAAATTCATATTTTTTACTTGAGTATTAGATGCGACTATACGAACAACTTTTGCTGGGCCAATACCTGATACAGTTGTATATGAATTTACAACATGACAAATTGAAGTGTTTACATTTATACCAGCGCTATCAGCTGCATCTACACCTATTTGACTATTACCAAAAACTTGGCTGTATCTTAAAGATATTTGTGCATTGTTTAAACCTGTGCCACCAATAGCTGCATTAGAAATACATAAATCTGCAAATGATTGAGCTGAGTTTGAAGAAGTATTGGCGCCTATAACTGTGCCCATCATTGTAAATGTATTTGGTGTATTAATACCATTTACATCAACATCTACAACTGAATAAGAAATAAAACCAACTTCTGAATTGCCACCTGTTAAAAAACTACCTGGTTCAAATCCTGATCCACCATTAGCACTAAAATTATTGGTAATTCCAAACAGACCATTAGATATATTAATAACAGGATCTCTTAAAAAATCTGTAAATATTGTTTCAACTTCAGCATTTGCAATTGTTTCAAAAGCACCAGCATTAATTGGTACAATATCACCCACATTATAAGAAGTGCCACCATCATCAACTTTAATTGATTCAATTGATGAAACTGTATTTAAAGAAATATTTACTAAAGTACCATCTACTACAATGTCTGTTCTTAATTCTTCACTCTGACTAAAATCACCAAGTATATCGGATCTATCTAAAAATAATTCTATTTTATGAAGTTCGTCAATAATTCTTGATGCAGCTGTTGACACAACCGCTGAAGCATTAGACGTTTGACCTATTATTTTTCTATTGATTAAAAGAGTTTCATCAAATCCGCCAGCTTGTATGTTTGTATATGTAACTCTAATATCTACACCACTATCTGGTACAGTATGAAAAATTAATTTTTGTTGTTCTCTTTCTACATGAAGAAACTCACTATTAGCACCAGCGTTTAAAGAATTTGCACTTTTAAGTTCACCATTTACTCTAACCTCTATTTCATCTCTTGAAACTGGTTGTGCTAAGGAAAAAATATTATTACTTCCATCTGCTGTATAGAAAGAACTAATCTCAGTTCTTGCACTTAAAATATTTTCTAACTTATAATCACTATCTGAGGCTTTGAGTATTTGATCTTTTCCAAATTTTAATTCAACTTCTTTGTTGAAAAACATACGAAATAAAAACTGAAACGATCTAGGGCTTCCTTTTGCAAGGTATAATGGCAATACATTTTTAATTAAAAATGCTTTATCAACCGTAATATCTTTTGGTATAAGATTTGCATAGCTGTTTAAAAAATTAGATTCAAAGGCATCTAATGATGTATCAATATCAGAAAGGTATCTTAAATCTTTTGATATTTTTGTTAAGTCATTGTTTTGTGTGCCTTGTTCAGTTTCTAAAAATTCGTAGTATGCCTCTAAGAAACTAATGAAAAGAGGATGATCTTCCCGAATAAACTCAGGAACTTGACGATTAATTAAAAGTGAAGTTTTTAAATCTTGCGGATTTACTCTAGACATTATGTGCTAAGAACCTCTAAATTAACTGTTATTGAATCTGGATCTCCTGGATCAATTGTTACAATATTATTTCTAACTGATTCTACAACACCACTTTCCGATCCAATTGTAAATCTAATTAAACCATCTGAAGTTGGCACACTCGTTATATTAATATCGTTAATTGTTATAATACCATTTCCATAATCAACTTCACCAGCAGCTGCATTTATAACTTGTCTATTACCATCATTATCAAAGAATACTGATCTAATTGAGCCTGTTCTCGAATCCACTACTGCTGATGCTTCACCGCCTTGGCCATTACCACCTGTTATTTCAACTGTAGCTTTTGTATAATCTATACCTCTATTCGTAAGAGTGATACCTGTAATTGAGCCACTTGATATTGTTGCAAAAGCAGTAGCACCAGAACCATCACCTACAATTGTTACAATTGGTGCCACCGTATATGAAAATCCTGGATTGTTCACTTCAATTCTTGAAACACCCGAAAATGATTGAGGTACTTCTTCAAATTGAACTGATCTAGCATTACCACCAGAATCAAAACCATTGAAAGCGGTTGTAACTAATTTGTCATCCGCCGTGCCTCTTTTTAATTTTTCACCATAATCAATTACATAAGCTGCCGTGCCAAGTATTGGTGTGACTCTTTTCTGTAATTTTACGGAAGTTTCTGACCCTGTAATTGCATTTTGATCTGTGTCATCAATTGCCTTTGATAATTTAGATAAAGAAAATGTACTATCAAATTTATCTAAATTTTGTGATTTGTATGTGATAATTGAATTTTTAATTGCTAACTTAAAAGCATCAGTAGTTAAAGATGTTTTTCTTGTATCATACAATACAGTTGAATTAACCATGACAAATGTAAAGTTTGGATCAACTAATTCGGCTTCTAATCCTAAGAGAGCTTTTGGTTTAATTATTTTATCTTTAATTCTTTCTTTCTCTGCATCAGATACGAAAAAATTATCTTTGGCTTTTAATGATAAAAATACTTTACCATAAACAACTGGCACATTATCTTCACCACCCCAAACTGATATAGACTCTACACTTGGTGCTTCTCGTAAAACAGTTGTTTCAAAATCTTTTTTAGTAATTAGTCTATTTTGTGAAGTGAATTGATTTGGTGCTGAAAACTTTATAGAATCAACAGTTTCTTTCTCAGAACCACCAGTTGCAGCCGCCACAGGTGTAAGTGTAAGAGTTGTTGAATCACCATTTGTGTCTGTTAAGCTTGATTTAGCCACAAAGTTATTTGCTTTGTTAGCATCAATACCATTTGTTACCAAATATGTAACAGTTATAATTGAACCATCTTGTAATTTTTTACCAACACTATCATTACCAAAAAATATTTCATAATTACTATCTCTGTTTTCTTGTAAGAAAAATACTTCTGATGTGCCATCAACATCTAAAATATCAGTTGATTGACTATAAATTGATGAGAATGTATTTGAAACATTTGGCTGAACACCAACTTTAATTGTTGATGTATCTAAAGTTTTATCTGGTAAAATAAACAATTGTTTAGGGTTTGAGCCCTCATCATAAGTAAATTGTGTTGATTGTAACTGACCTTGACTGATAGCAAGATTAGAAAATATGTATTGTGAATTATTTGATTTTGTTACAGATGTATCATTTAAAACTGTAAAGTTGTAAGATTTACCATCTATTTGATCCGATAAAAATGAAAATCCTTCTCCTAATGTTAAAGTGCCAGCTTTTGTAGTGCCAGAATTTGCTGTAAGTGTAATTGTAGCCACGGGCGCTTTTCTAGAATGTGGTGTATAACCTAAAGTTTTTGCGTGTGATACTGCTGAGTCACGAAGCAAAGCGGTATCTAAAAATGATTCATTTGCAACCATATTCAAATAGTAGGCATTATAATGTGTGTTATAAGCCAGTAAATCTATAAGAACAGAAAGACCTGAACCATCAAAATCGTAATCAGTAAATGTGCTTTGCTGTTTTAGAAAAGATTTTAAATTATTCTTGATTGTATCAAAATCAAGTTCGGTAACTCTTAGTCTATCAACCATTTTATCTTACTCTCTCTAAAAAGAAATCTATTGAAATTGGAGCTGCATTGTTATTCATATAAAACTCTAGATTAACAGAGTATCCATTTTCATCAGGTGCTGGCACAGCAGTAACATCTTTTACAGTAGCTCTTGGTTCAAAGTTACCTATCACCTCTGTTATTTCTCTTTCTAATTGAGCGCCTGTAAGATTATCAACTTGTTCAAAAAGCATCCTTCTTAAATTAGAACCAAGCTCAGGTTGAAAAGGTCTTTCGTAATGATTCGTTAAGACCAGATTCTTAATAGAGTTTACTATTGATCTTTCATTTTTAAATTGAGTAACATCTTTTGTTGTTGGGTGAACATTGAAGTTCAAATCCAAATCATTAAATGCTCTCTCTGTTTTTATTGTTATCTCTGCCATTTCTTATTTATTACTAACCTCCAATTTTAACCGTGCCGGAACCAGAAGATATTGTACCATCTCCTACTGGATCTATATCTGCAACGGTATCTCCTATTCTCGCAGCTCCTTCAGAGCCGTTATTTAAATTAATTGTTTGTCCGTTTATCTTTACATCACCTGTTACATTTAAATTATAGTCGCCATCTACTTGAATGTTTACATCACCTTTAATCAATACAGACTCGTCCTTGACAACTATTGTAAACTTATCTCTTTGTATTCTTTCAACTCTATCACCACTTGGAGTAAACTCCATGTAAGAACCTGCACGGTGATATAGATTAATTCTTTCATTATCTCTTGTATCATCAAACTCCATAACGTGACCCGATTCAGATTCATATACCCTATTATATGGGTACTTTGCATTGTATGAAGGAACTGGCTCAACTGATGATGTATCATTTGCCGTAATACGAGCATTTTTAAAAGACACAGCTGATTCTGTATTTGCCGTTTCATTTCTTGCAAGTCTTGAAGTTGTTGGCTCATCTAAATTTCTAGGGTAATTGTTTGCAACTGGATTTACTGGCACAGATTCTACACCAGTTGGTTTAATCGGTGCAATATCTAACTCTTCTTGTGTTCTGGGGTCATTGAATGCTTCCTGAGGGTTTGGCTCAGTTAATGGTATATTTGGAAAAATACCCATCATAACTGGATCTTGTCCGCCCGTATCATCAAGAAAAAACCCAAAGACCATATCACCTTCTTTTGGTGGATATGGGTGTGGATTATTTAACGGCAACATGGGTTTTGCCCACGGCAAGTCTTTTGTTGGCACTCGTATCTTATCATTGGGGTGCCAACCAACACATCTCACTTTACAACGACCTAATTTAAGTGGATCTTGTCTATCTTCAACAACACCAACCCACCAAACGAAGCCGTTTCTACCTAAGAAAGTATCATTATATTCCATTTAATATGCCTTTAATGTTTCGCTTTGTTCTTCGGTTTCTTGCTGTACGAAATCTAAATCTGATGATGTTGATGAACATTCAATTATACTTTCGTGTTTATCAACAGTTAAAATATGTCTTGATGCTGTAATTAAGTATTTACCCGATAAAAGTGGATTTTTATTTTCATCACCTTCACCTTTTTCTCCGAAAGTAGGTGCATTTACATTTACATTGAAACCTGAACTTAAAGTAAAATTTCCAGGCATTACAAGTTTTACTCTTCGCATTTTTAAATTTTCAAATATAGCTTTTCTTTGAAAAGCATAATCTTCTGTTCTTGAATTATATACAACTGATTCAGGATCATGTTCTCTTACATAATTACTTAAAGCTCGTGTTGTTGAAAAGGTATCTAAAACTATTCTTGAATCAAACATGGCTGAATTTAAAAGACCATCTTTATTTTTAGTTGCTGAAAAATTTGGTGTTTTATTACCATGTTTCATGTTACCATAGTGGTCATCAAATGATAACGGCCTTCTTGATATATTTTTTGTAACTAAATCGAAACCAATGAAAGTACCTGCATCAACACCTTTTCTTGTTCTTGCTATACTATCATATTCTGAAATGACTTCAAATGATCTCGCTGTTGACAATTCTTCAAAAGCAGAATCTTTTTCGTTTTTATTTTTTGTTTCAAACTTTACATCTAAGACAAAAGGTTTTTCTAAGAATGAACTTAAAGATGCAAAATTATACCCAATTAAATTTTGAAAAAAAACATAACTTGGTGAGTTTTCATTGTTTACAGTTTTTCTCATCACCCATTCTATAGCTTCAATTGGTCTTAAATTTGGTATAACAGATTGCCTAATACCTGAAGATGGTTCGTAAACACCACCTAAGTTACTTTGTGGTATTAACAAATAGTCTAGCATAATTCTTTCAACCATTTCAGTATATGTTTTTGTATATGATTGATTAACTCTTTGTTGATCTGAAAATATTAATTCTTGTGATACAAAATTTAAAATGTAAGTTTCGGAGCTTTCACCATCTGCACTTCTATCCGTTTGTTTATAAACTCTAAAAGCCTTTTTTAAGTTACCTATTGTGCCTTCTTCATCTTTTTGTATGTCTATCAAAATAACTTCTGAACCATCAAACAATAATTTAGAGGACATTCCAACAGAATCCTTAATCAATACATTACCACTCATAACAGGCATATAAATTGAATCAAAAATACTCAATTCTAAAAAAATAGTAGATATATCTATTTTACCATTTTTTGACACAATAGCTAATTCATTAATTTTAAAGTCAGTTGACTTTGATACAGTAAGACTCATCTTGTAAACACTCGCTTAAACTCTTTTTCTAATTCTGCAACAAATTCTGGTTTCAATATTTTAATTTTTCTCTTCTCTTCATTTTTATTAAACTCATAGGTATAGTATGATTGTGTAAACTTTTCTGTTTTTTCTTTTACTTTTGAACCATCAACAAGAGAGAATACAGATGTGCTAGTTGCCGTTGTATTTGCATATGTATTTTTATCTACCTCTGTTTGAACTACAAGTGTTGTATTACTGACTGATTCTGATATTGAAGATACGGTATTTTGAGCATTTATTGTTCTTGTTGTTTTTAAGAAATATGCCTGTATATTATTTTCACTTAGAGCCCATGTAACACCAGTTTGTGTTGGTGTGTTAGCTGATCCGTTAGCTGTATATTTGTTATTTACATAAGAAATAAAATTATCTTGTGTAAGTGGAAAGTCCCATTGTGGGTCAATTACTTGATTAAAAGATAATACGATCCAATGTCTTTCAGGATTGCCATATATTTTACTTGCAATAATCTCTGCTGTATCTGTGTCTTGAATATCATATGGATAAAATACGCCAGTATTATCTCTTA